CGCATCCTCGGATGTCGTTACTCAAGAAAGTGTAAATCCTTTCGATCTTTTAGATGCCAATGGTTACGCTTTAGATGCTAGAAATCATCTTGTTTTAGCGTGTAGGGAATGGTTTATTGATGTTGATATTCTACTTTCGGGAAGTCCAGCCGAAATAATGGTGGTTTATACAAATTTTCAAAAAGTCATTGCCACTTATAACAAGGTAAATCCATCTTACGTTGACCGTTGGTCTATTAAGACTCACCTTTTGAATCGTGTTTGTGAACCTTTAGGTGATTTTTTCTTCCTTCAGAGTGGTAATCCCACTTACGAAGAAGGTTTGAGTGCTCTTATGATAATGTTACGACAATTATCACATATATGTGTGCTTAGACGAGTAGCCCCGACGCTGAATAAATATATTGGGGATGAATGGGATGAGATAATGAATCGGAGATCAGATATTGAGATTCTCCTTATGCAAACTAATGTTTATGTTTGTTTTGCTTCTCATGGGAGAAATGTTCAATGTAGTGAATGTTTTGCTCCCCCTATGATTTCTCTTTTTAGGGAAATCATTCTTCGTATGGGTTCTTATGACTATGATAATGCTTTTTCTACTCGTGCTTCTAAAGCTTATAAAAGTTTTGTGAAGGCTTGTGATACCACTGCCCAAAGAGTTTCAAAGAAAGCAGTTAAGTTACCTAATAAAGCCTATGAGGCTGTTGTATCACCCATTGAGAGTGCTCATAAATCCCTCAGACGTCAGATTGATGATGTTGAGAATAGAATTATTTTTGATAAGATAATGGGCAGTGACTCCCTTAAGATTTTTGGTTTAAATGCTGCTATGTCAGTTGGTTTGACGGCCTTTACTGCAGCTACCACTGATAATCAGGTTGAGACACAAGTAGTTGCTGGTATTTCATTTAGTATGACTATACTCAATACCGTTTCAGTTGCTATTCTTGAAGCGATGGATTTTCAACGAGGTCCACTAGTTGGGGCTTGTGCTACTACTCTTGGTTTAATTTCGAATTGTGGTATAACCTTGAGACTCAAAAACATAGTCATGAAACACCTTAATAAGGAAGAGTCTGATTCAAAGCGGAGTGTTATGAGTATAATGACTGATGTTTGTCTCGCTCTTGCTTCTATGTTTGGTCTTCTTGGTCTTTGTTATAATGATAAAACTATAACTACCGCTTCTCATATTGCTCGGAGTATGAAGGATTCTTTTTTAACTCTTGTTAAATTTCGCGATGTTATGTCTGGAGACGTTGAGACTGATGTTAAGGAACATAATCCCGTTTCCGGCATTTTACTTCGGAGGCCTGGCTGTGATATCACTCGTGTTAATGACCCTATTGATAATGAAGCTTTTACCAGCTTTTTGGATACTGATGTACCAATTAACCAATTACCCTTATCTTGGCATAATTTCTCAGAACACTCCCTTCAGGAGGATTTTTATAGAGAACACGAGAGTATGGATGGGCATTCCAAACTCGTTGAAATGGTATCTGAGAAGACAGTTATCATTGAACGATGGGAGAAGCTCGACAAGATCACTTGGCATCGTAAACTCGAAAATCGCGAGGTCGTTGCCCGGGTTAAAATCCCAATGGACCGGATGTCCGATATTGATCCTGACAAACTCTTTACTACTGAACAACAACTCAAAGATTATATTGAAGTTCAGTCCCAAGATGATACTTTATCTTCTTTTGTTGTTTTTATGTATACTTTTGGATATGAAATTACTTATACTCCTATTGAATCCTTAAGTAAAACTGAACAAATTGTTCATGATGCATCAAAATCAATTGATACCATTAAAGATAAATTTAGCTCCCTTGGTGAAAGACTTGCTGTTCCAGCTGCTATTGCTTGTACACTTTTGGGATCTGCTCTATTTACTTATCTGTTTTTGCGTAAAACAGATTTTCTTGATGGGGAGAGTGCTTTTACTCTTTTAACTGGTGACGTTCCTGTTACTCCTAAGGAACGAGTTAAAACTCTTAGGAAATGGATCACTGCTGAATCTATATCTAAAAGTGAGATTTTGGATTTGTGGGATAATGATGAAGCTCGATGGATTAATGATAAATTATTTGTTTACGGATTCAATGGATTGGTTCCTTATGAAGAATCTGGTAAACAGATAGCAAAGATGACGCGTGGACAGAAAACTCGTCATTTTGTTATGAAGGGATTAAATGCCGACATTGCTGAACATAAAGAAAAAGCAAAGAAGGTTATTCGAATGGTGAAAGATGATTGGGAGCGTGAAGATGTTGATGAGTTGAATCATCTTCTTGAAAATGCACGGAAGTGGAGGGGTAAATTAGTAACTCTCCATGAGATGGCCAACCGATCTTCCCCAATGTATCTTGAAGCTTTGGCTGAATGGGAAAAATGGAGTGAGAATGTTGGGGAATTTTATAATGCAATGAATGCTAAATATAAAATTGCTGGTGATTTTAAAGCCAATGCCTCAAAACCTGTTCACGTACCTAAAAATCAACGTAGAGCTCAATCTGAAGCTTTTAAAGCTCCGATTGTTCCTGATCCTTGTCCCCCTTCTAATCGGAGAGTTCGAGTTAATGATAGTGGGGATGTTTATTATGAGGAGCCTGATTGGTTCATTGCTCAATTAATTAATCAAGATATTCCTGATCAAACTCAAATTACTGTTATTACCCCTACTACATCATATCGAGATGATAGTTCTGATTTGATTGCTCCCGAAACTTGCTCACCGATTACTCCTAGAGTTGTTCGCCCTCGAATTCCTTTTAATCGAGCGGATCGGGAGCGTGAACTTCAATTGAAATTTGGGAATGATTATGTTTCTTTGGAAGAGCGTCGAAAAAAATCCCTTGGCAGTGGAAATGGCCCCAGTCTTGTGAAAAAGAATTCTGGCGCACACTCCTCACAGAATTCCGGCAATGGAAGAGTGATTGTTCTACCGCCTCAGCCGAAGCAAATTCCAACCCATCAGCGTAAGCATTGGGTTGAGGTCCCTTCACTTCCTCGTAAATCAAGTGGAGATAATATACAGCCACAATCGATCTCAAAACATAAGATCACATATGGAGTCACCACGTATCATAAAAACTGTACACCTTTGTATAATGATACCCTTAGTACAGTGAGTACTAAGATTTGGGGGACCCTTTTAAAGGCTGTTTTTGATGGCAAAGCTCATTGGATAACTAATGACCATCAAGTTAAACCTAATACATATGTTAAATCACAGGGTAAAGTGGTTTATATATCTCAGTTGCCTTGGAAGACTGTTGGAACAGGTTTTTGGGCTTTAAAGGTTCTTGATGCTCAGCAATTGGTTATACCTGGGATCCAAGCTGCTAGGCTTGGTGAGGTTCCACGTGGGGCTTTTACCGCTATGTTTGTTGGGTTTGAGCCCACGACTGGAAAAGAATTTTGTGCAGCAACAGAGGCTGCTATTCAAATACACGGAGGTGATTCTTGGATAGCTCATTCGTGTTCAACTGATAATCACTATTGTGGTAGTTTTTTAGTTGATGCTTCCAATGGAACTGTTGTTGGTTTACATGCCCGAACACACGGGCCTGACACTGGTGGTCAGAATAATATGTGTATCCCTTTAAAATAAATGGGGATGAACCAGCCCCATCCCCTTCAAAATGGGGCCAGATCCCTCGTATCCTTCCTTCATGGGACTCGAGAGGATTTAAAAATATGAAGTTTTTAGGGACTCTTCCTGGTCGAAAGATCAAGAATGAGGATCCTATGTGCCGATATAAGTCTGCACACTCTAATCTCTATGGAGCTGATGAGATGTGTTATTTAGAGAGACTTGCTGGAGATAAGTTTTATGTTGTAAGACCAACAACTGAGAATATTGAAACCACTATCCAGTCCTGGGAACAGAAGAAGGAAACGACCTTCCTATCCCCAGAAAACAAGCCGTTTTTTGATCGTGCACTTCAATTTTTTAAACAAGAGTATGGATTACTCTTTGATAATTGCATTGCTCCCGATGAGGAGCTTTATTCTTTTATAGATTATACTAAGTCCCCTGGTTTTCCTGGTAACTATTTTCATATACGAACCAAACGTGAATTAGTTAATGATCCTGGATATCAAAAGTTTATAAAAGAGTTTCACAATAGATATTGGTTGCCATCACCAGTTTATTGGACTGCATCTCCTAAAAGGGAGTTCAAGGATAAAGATGAGATTTTAATAAATAAAATCCGAATGTTTCAGATTCCTTCTTTTGAACTTCTTCGTTCTCAGTTGAAGTTTGGAAAGCGTGTTTCTCTTAAGATGAAAAATTTTAAATGGTCAGCTTATGGTTTTAATCCCTATGGTGGGGGGGTGGATCGCTTAGCGCGAACACTCCTCCAGAAGCCCAATAGATTTATTTATGATATTTCAGGTTGGGATAAGTTCTTACCAATAATGTCCTTTTTATATGAGAGTATTACACAATTATTGATCGAAACCGGTCAACTTTGGAATGATGATCTAGAAACTGAGTGGTTTTGGACAGCCCAGAATACTGTTGTTATTCGAATTAAACTTCCAGATGGAACTGTTTATGAAAAGGATTATGGAAATCCTAGTGGGTCTGGAGTTACTACCCGTGATAATATTTTTTGTCATGTTATGATCGTTGCTTATTATCTCATGAAAGCTTATTACCAAAAGTATGGAGAGCATTGTACATTTGCTCAGCTTCGTGCACAGTTGGTTAAACTTTTTGGAGATGATTTCATCGGATCTCTTGATGAGGAATTTGACGGGGTCTTTAAAGAAGGTTTCATGGATGGAATCTTTACTGAGTTTGGAATGAAATTGAAGTATATTAGGGGTGGTTATGATCATCCTCTTGAAGACCTGGAGTTTTTAGGCTTTCATTTCAAACATATTAATGGTCATTGGTTTCCAGTTTGGGATGTTCAACGTCTAGCGTCATCCTTTATTTATGAGGATAAAGACCCAATGGAACTTAAGGACTTCATTTCAAAAGCCTATGTTTTGACTATGATGTCCTATCCCACTGATCATTTTGATCACTTTGCGCAAGCGTATAAAAATTTGCTACTCGCATCAATAGACAACCAAGACGTAGTGATACAATCATTTCTTTCGATGGGGCCTGTAACCCCTGAAATGGCTAATGCTGCATATCTAGGTTTTGAATCAAGTGAGATTTTTGATTTTTTTATTCCACAAGATGGGATTCATATCAAATTCACCGATTGGTTAGTCTACCACACGCAAATTATGGCGGAGTCTTTTACGGAGGAGGAGGAACAAATTAACAATGACTTCTGTCAATCGAGTTGCGCGTGGGGAGAAACTCCTCAACGCTTTAGTAAGCGATAAAGTAATCACTGAAGCCGGTAAATGCTGGCTTATTCGGAACGTTGATCCGTTCCATGATAATGCACTCCCTCAAGAGTGTGGTTACCCCGATCCTCAAGTCGGGCGGAGTAACGTTATGAATGTTAAGAAACGACTTACTTTAAAAACAAATGGTGATCCCGATGTTAACTGGAACGCTAGTATTGTCTTTTATCCTATGTTATATGGTAATAATGGAGGTGCTCAAATGGACTTCTATGAGCGCACTGGTGTTACTTTTGAACAAGAGATTGGTGCCCCTACCATGGCGATTGGTCCTGTTACTATCTATTTTGGAACAGATAGTGAGACTTTACCCCTTGGACCCCTTGAATGGGATAATGCTAGCCAGGTTGGTGTGGAAACCATTGGTTTGACTTCTGAACTTGTCACCGGTCCATGCCGCTTGGTTGCGTGTGGTTTTGAGGTTACCAATACATCTCCAGAACTCTATAAAGGTGGTTCAATCGCCTATTGGAGACAAAACACTGGAACTCGTAATCCCCAAAACTATACTTTTCTTGAAGGAATTGGAACTCCTGTTACTGAGATTCATATGGGTAATATTTTGGGAACTCATTGGTATGGACCTCCTCGAACTATGAGTGAAGTTCAAGCCCTTCCTAATACTGTTGTTAGACCAGCTACTGATGGTGCTTATATTGTTGCTGCTATGAACTGTCAAGATAATCCTGCTAAAAATCCTGGTTATATCCAGCCTGTAATTGACTATCATGATGGTCGAATTGGAGAAGCAACTAGCGATCTTAATTACCCTGTCCGTATGACAACTGGGGGTGTTGTTTCGAGTGGCGTTTTCACCACCGCTTTCACTCCCGTTTTTCCTGATACTTCTTGGAGTATCCAACCCTATCATATGTGTGGGGCTTTTATTTCTGGTCAAAATTCTAATGCAACTTTTGATCTTGTTGTTAACTTCACACTTGAGTTTTTTCCAAGTCCTGATGAACAGCAATTGATCTATGTTACTAAACCCTCTGCTACTTATGATCCTGTTGCATTAACTTTGGCTGATTCAATTATGGCGCAAATGCCGGTGGGTGTTCCTGTTGGGGAGAATCCAATTGGAGAGTGGTTTTTTGATGCTGTTAGAACGGGATTAGATTGGTTAGGTATGGTACCTCACCCGATCGCCCAAACTATTTCAGTTGTTGGAAAAAATGCTCTCCCATGGGTTAAAGAAAATTTTCAATCCACTGCAGCACAAAATGTTGCAAAGAATCAGGCCATTCAGAGAGAAGTTAAAAAAGCTGCTAAGAAAGAGGCCAAAACTGAGGTAAAAAAAGAAATTGCCACTGGATGGACGAATAATCCTTTATTTGTTCCTACCAGACAAATTGATAACCGCCCTCGTAAGAGGGCTGCTTTGGCACTTGGCGTTAAAAATCGCCCAAAACCTCCCGCGTCAAAAACTATTATTAATAAAAAGAGAC